CAGATTCGGAGGCAGATTCGGAGGCAGATTCGGAGGCAGATTCGGAGGCAGATTCGGAGGCAGATTCGGAGGCAGATTCGGAGGCAGATTCGGAGGCAGATTCGGAGGCAGATTCGGAGGCAGATTCAGACTTAGATATAGGTTCTGTTAATTTATAGTCATCTATTTCTTTGAATAATAATTCTAAAGGACTTGAATCTTTTTGTTTTAATTTTTTCTGTATTGATTTTTCTGCTGTATTAGATAGTTTTCTTTTGGGTAAAAGTTGATTTATATTTTGTATAAACTCATTAACATTTTTAAAGAAAATCTCATTAAACTGTGGGTATTTATGATATGATATTAATTCTTCAAATATATTATTAATAATTATTTTATCTTTATTATTGTTTAATTCTAGTAGATATTGTCTAGTAAGGGATGTGATACGTTCTGAAATTAAAAGTTTTTCCAGAGGTGATAAATTTAAGTTGTATTTAAAATTAGGTATTGTTTTTGTAATATTATATGTACTGGTTTCAAGAAGACCAATATATCTTTTCATATATTTATCTAAATCGGTGGGTGTAAAATGTTTATTAAAGTAATTTATAATGTAATCTGTACTTACGAGTAAGTTGTTAATTCTTACATGTACAAATAAAAGACTCCAAGCTAAACAATGTCCACTTTGTGGATTAACAATATTTTGCTGACCTTGTAATCCTAAACCCCTTGGGCAGTTATTTTGTACATTTTTATAGGTATAGTATTGAGTCCTAATAGGAAAAAGACGAGATAATAAAATTTTAACATGGTTTTCGATATTATATGGTTTAGCTACATGAAATCCCATAAATTCACTACCGTGTGGTTCAAAAAATTCTATTGTTTTATAAAAATTGTCAACTATAGCAACATTTGAATGAGCATCCTTGTATGTTAAATTAAGACGTAAAGGTATAACATAAAATCTAATTGATGGATTAGAAATACATTGTTTGATTGTACTTAATAATATATTAGGAATTTTGTATACAAAATCTATAAAGTCTATAGTGATAAAATAATCAGTATAAAAGACAGATTTAAATAAACACATTTGATTTCCATAATGTTGGAATGCGTCAAAAATAATTTTGTCAAGATATTTAGAAAAAATGTCTTCTCTTAGAAATAATGAATTAGATGGTATAACTTGTTTTAAGTTTGGTAAAATTATATTGTCTTCTAAATCTATTATTAAATCTGAAAAATTATTAACTTCTAGTGTTTGGAGATATTTTATCTTAGATAGTTCTAATAGTTGAGTAGTTTCGCCCATATTATATTAACCTAATAAATTAAATTAATATAATATTACTTTTTATAAAAATGTTCAACTGTTTTAAAGTATAAATTATGAAAAAAATCAAAATGACTATATTTTATGAATTCTTTAAAAATATTATTGACTTCATGAAATGCTAACCCATTATAAGAATTAACATTTGTATCTAGATTATCAAAGTATTCTTTAACTTTGTATTTTATAAATTTTTTAACATGTTCCTCTTCTTTAGGTGTAAGTTTGAACTTTAAATATGAATCCTTATAAAATTTTTTAATATCTTTTGTATCTTTATCTACTAATGTTATATACTGTCGTATATATTTATCTAATTTATTAGCATCAAACTTGTCAAATATATCAATAATTTGTGTTGTATTCAAATCTAAATTATATAATCTAACATGGATAAAAAAAAGTGTCCATGCTACACAATGTCCGGTGTTTTTATCAAGTTTTGCTTGCTTTGTTTGAAAACCAATTGGGCATTTATAATGAACATTTTTGAATCGAAAATGTGCTCGTCTGGATAATATATGAGAGATTAAGTCTTTAATATGAAATTCTAATTCATAAAATATATCTTTTGATAAAAACTTTGAACCATGTGGTTCATACATTTCTATAGTTTTTGTTTTATTATCAACTATTAATACATTTGAGTGCGAATCATCTTCGCTAAATTTTAACACGAGAGGCAATACATAGAATCTGATATTACGATTAGTTTTACATTCATTTAGTTTATCTATTATATGATTAGGAATAATATAGGTAAACGTGTCGAAATCTATTGTTATATAGTAGTCTGAAATAAAATGCGAATAAAGAGTACATGTACCTAATTCTGGGTGTAAGGATGTTAAATCTTCCAAGAAGATTTTGTCCATATATTTGGCAAATTTTTCAAGACTTAATTTAGACGCAGATGATGGAGGTAAATCTTTAAAATTTGGTAAAATAATCCCTGATTCTGTAAATGTATGTTCCATGTAACCGTCGGTATTATTATAATAAAACAAAATAAATGTATCTTATATATCTTATAATATAAGATGCATCAGTAAAAATATAATGACATGGTTTCTATCTATAAGAACTAACTTTGCAACATGAGACTAAATAATCTATCTTGACAATACTTGAACAAATTGGATAGACTACGGGTAGTTAGATATTCATTATCTAGAAAAGTATTTAAGAAGTTGTACAATCAAGTAACGTCGTTTTGTTCTGTCCGTTATTTATACATTATTTATTATATTAACTTTATAATTACAACCATTTTTATTAAGTTCAATCACTGCCTTATTATATATTTCACATGCTTCTAATTCTGTGTCAAATGTTCCAAGATTAATTCTTTTTCTATTCAACATGTAATAACTATTCCATTTGTTAGCTTTGTTAAAACTTACCCCTATATATTTGCTAGATTTTTCATTCTCTTTTTTTTGAAGTAATTCCGCACGAATATCCTTTGGTAAAGTTACATAATTTTCTATATCATTTAATACATATTTTGTATTAAGTTGATTATTCAGATATAATGCTTGTTGGTTATATATTTTTGCACATTCAATTTCAATTTGACTTGTACCTAAATTATAAGTTTTACCAGTTAGTTTAATACCAGCAACATAGTGTTTTCTTCTAGAATCATAACTTACTCCATTATATATGGAGCTTTTTTTTTCTTGAACTTGTTTTTTATTTTCTTCTGGTATATTTCTTGCTACTGTTTTATACCCAAGTATATCGTTTAACAAAAAGTTTGTATTTTCATTTTCATTTAGATATAAAGCATAATCATTATATACCTTTGCAGCATCTATTTCATCAGAAAAGTATCCAAGATGAAAATTTTTTTGATTATTTCGCAATTGAGACTTCCACATATTTTTATCCTTAACCCAACATGCTCCTTTAAAATTTCCAGTATGAGCACCACTCTGTTGTATACTATTTTTATTTGTTTTATTTATTTTTTCAACATGTTCTTTCATTTTACGTTGTTGTTCTACTTGCAATTCTTTTGTAATTTCTGGTTTAATTAATTCTACATTTACATCTAAATTTAGACTTGATTCTTTAAAATGTACCCCGTTTTTTATATCAAAATGTTTGATATATTCTAATGATTTTTTGATAGTATTCATAGCATAAGCTAATTCATGGTCATTTCTAAAATAAAACCACTCCTTTCGATTTTTAATCCTAAATGGATGTAAGGAATGATGTATTAATTTTTCAGCAAGATTTCTATCAAATGTCTCAAATTTTGTATAAAGTTTTAATGAATGAGTACTGGAAGCTACATTTAATTGCCCTACTCGTGTTATAGTTTTATCTGCTATTCCTATTTTCATATGTCCAGATTTTGTTGTATCTCTTATGCAATAAATTTCACCAGGTACTCTACTACTAAATCCTTCTGTTTCTGGTTTGAGTTCTAAATCATTAATAAGTTTTTCTTGTTCAATTAATAGTTGTTCTTTTTCTTCTAATTGTTGATTCTTTTCTTCTATTTCTTCTTTAATTAATTGATTGTAAATGTTCTCCAATTTTACATAATACTTTCTTATTTCTTTACCTTTATCGGTTTTTGCTAACATACATAGACTTTTGAAGGTATCTATATTTAACATAATGTCTTCTTGCAATATACCAGAACCACCCAACTTCTCCGTACGGAGAAGTTGCTTTTCTACGTTGTTTTTAATAGATATTATTTTATAGTCTTCGTCTTTAGTAAAATTATTTTCCAAAGTTCTTTTCGCATTTCCCTTGTTTGCAAATCCAATCATTTTAAATACATTTTCAAGATTTATTGGATAATCATTTGTTGGATGATAATTCATATAAACATATAGATTTGCAATATACCATCGTTGTTCTTCCTCTGTAAATTCTGTATTAAGAACATTAATCATTTTAGTCTCAATATTAAGAGATAGAGTTGTGTTAGAATTTTTAACTAATTCGTTGAAATTAATGGCCTTTGGTGCAATTATTTTATTCATATTGTAATATTTTGATAGTATTATAATATTTATATTTTTAAATAAGATTTTGAACGAAACTAAATTATTCAGATTCTTCTATAGCTTCTAGTGCTTCGCCTTGACGATTCACTATGATTTTTAATTTTTTTGTTTTGGCAAACTTCTTTTTAAGTTTATCAACTTCTTCTTGTTCTACATCTCTTTGTGTATCATATTTATCATTGTAATGTAAGTCATGATATTTCCAAATTTTAGGGTGACCTACTCTGAAGTTATCGTGTTTGGATGCCTTATACCAGAAAATTTGGTCTCTTAAATCGCTACTATTACCTGACGTTTTTATAACTAAACACTCGTGGTTCTGAGTGCAGGAGTCTAGTATGTTGCAAAAGTGGTCAAATGATGGGCACATTCCAGCGTAGTCATCGTATATCTTTTTACGATTTTTGATACTTGGTTCGTTGAAAACAAAAACGTAATCAATGTTACTTCGGAGAGCAGGTGGGATACCTAATGGGTATTGCATGGTTAAAATAAAGAAAAGATTATAATGACGTCCGTTAAAGAAAATACTTTGAATGGTCTTTTCTTTTTTCCATGCTGCAGCGTCGTGTAACATATCGTCTAAAACAACAAATGCTCTATTTCCTGGAGTTAGACCATCTGTTTCTGCATGTCCATTTTGTCGAGCTTTTTTGACCTTTTGAGATTGTTTTGTTAACATGGTTTCAATTAAGCCCGGGTCATATTCTGAATGAATAAATGAATCTGGGATAAAATCACCAAAAAAAGGATTGGCTTCTTCTGTACCAGAAAAAATAAGCCCTATAGGAATTTCTTTATGATGATAAAAAATATCACGAACTAAATAACTATTATGTGTAACTATAAAATTACTTAATACAAATCTATGATTACCATCTAATTCAAAGCCATAATATTCATTTTCTGGTAATTTTTCTATTTTTATAGAACTTACTAAAACATCAGCTAGTCGTATTCTTTTATTTGCTTTTTTTCGAGATATCAATGTAGGTATTTTATCAATACCATTTCCTGAAATTATTATTCTCCATGCTAGACCGGTCTTTTTCTCACCCTTATATGTCCAAGTTGTTTTCTTTTTATTTTTATAACATGAAAATCCTAAACTTCTTGATAAATAAATAATATCATCTAATAAAGTTTCATGTTCCAATGATTGTGTAATTTCAAAACATCCATCTTTATAACTACCATCTGCATCTATAAGTCCAGCTAATAACTTTAATCTATTTTCTCTAGAATTACATTTATAATTATGTGGGATATGTTTATTATCTAAAAGATTATATTTTCTAAGTGTATTTAAAAAATAATTTGAATTTTGTTTACCAGAACCATCACCGTTAATTCTATATTTATAATGACCACTATTTTGTTCAAAATTTAAATAACATTTATATTGTCCTAAATTTTCTTTAAAATATTTAATAACACTTGAATCTTGATTAGTAATAATACTTGTATTTGCATTCCCATTACCTAACCATATACCAAGCATATATGGATCTATTTCTATTTTTTTATCTTGAAACTCAATAGGTACTTGGTAACCATGTAAATTATCCATATATTTTTTAGAAAGTGACATGTATTTTTTAATCGGTATATCTATATATCTATCATCAATTAATGAATCTAAATATATATTAGCATCTTTATACACATCATCTTTAGTTTTATTTTTGTAAGAAAATGTTTTGTAGGCTAACTTTATATTAACTTTATCAAACCAAAATACTTGATACGAATCTCTATCAACTCTATCTCTAATATTTTTTTTAGCCGTGTATTTTAAACTTAGAATATGTTCACTATTTACAGTATAACTTTCACCTTTTTGATTTGTAATTTTATACATAGTATCTAAACCATTATTTGTACCTAATACCATTCTAGGAGTGGAATCATCACCCATAACTAAATCTCCGACTGTGATATCTTCTATTTTTTTAATATGTCCGTCATACATTATTATTTCAGTTCCTTTTTCTAGACATTTTCCAGACCTTCTTCTCCCTAATAATAATACAGTGGCGTTTGGAACCATACCTTTTATTTTGAATTTTCGAAGAGATAGCCTTTCAAAATCGTTATTCATAATATATATATTTATTGGATAAATTAATTTTAACGCATGTGCGTACATAAATTAAATACAATTAATTTATAATAGTAATGAATGCAACCCAAAAGTCAGTACGTTTTAATGAAAATATAGTTGTTATTGAATATAAATCAAATGAGAGAATATATAATAAATCGATTATGAATAAAATATTAAAAATTATAATGAGACTTTTAAAAAATTCGTAAATTTATTATATTCGTTTATAATGAGACTTTTAAAAAATTCGTAAATTTATTATATTCGTTTATAATGAGACTTTTAAAAAATTCGTAAATTTATTATATTCGTTTATAATAAGTTTACAAATGTTAAATATGGATAAAGAAGTATTAAATTCAAATGACAATGACAATAACAATAATATTTTTACAAGAAGATGGCGAACATCATCTCTTATATCTCTTAAAAGTAAATGTATAGACGAGGATGACGATAGTGAATATTATGATACGGACGAAAGTGAAAATACAAGTGAAAATACAAGTGAAAATACAAGTGAAAATACAAGTGGGTGTACTAATGAATATACAAGAGAGTGTAAAGAATTATTTATAGATAATCTTGAATGTGTAAATAAGTGTAAT